ACCATTAGCTTGTGAAGCCGGTATGGGAGCTAGTTATGGCGACTGTTAAAATATAACCCTCCAACAAACCAAAGAAACTCATGGCACTTGCACACTCCTATTCCTCTGTTAAAGACTTTGAAGGCTGCCCCCGTAGGTATCATGAGGTTCGTATCCTCAAAAAATTTAAATCGAAAGACACAGAAGCAACCATGTACGGCACTGCTGTACACAAAGCCTTTGAAGAACGTATCCGTGACAACACCCCACTACCTCAACATCTTGCGCACTACGCGCCATTCGTGGAACCTCTTACCAAAGCAACAGGAGAAATCCGGTGCGAAGAAAGAATGGCAATCCGCGCTAACTTCACCCCCTGCGAATTCTTTGACAAAGACGTATGGTTCCGAGGAATTCCTGATTACCTGTCGATCAACCGAGACCTTGGAATTGCAAGAATAGTCGATTACAAGACCGGCAAGAACAGTCGATATGCCGACCTAGCCCAGCTTGAGTTGATGGCTGCAATGGTCATGACCCACCACCCGGACGTAAACCTCGTAAAAGGGGCGTTGCTATTCGTGGTGGCTGGGGATATCATCAAGACCGAGTTCCAACGCTCGGAACTGGCAACAATCCTGTCGAAGTGGGCGGGCAGGGCTGATGCAATCGAGCAAGCAGTAGTAGTGGGGGTATGGAACCCCCGTAGCTCCGCGCTGTGTAAATTCTGCCCAGTATCTACCTGTGAGTATCACCGTGGCAACTAAACGCAATTACGCCAAAGAGTACGCAAACTATCAAGGTACGCCTGCGCAACTTAAGAAACAATCCGAACGGCACAAGGCCCGCCGCGCCTATGAAAAGGCCAATGGCACCCTGCCGGACAACGTGGACGTAGACCATATTAAGCCCTTGAGTAAGGGCGGCGCGTCCACCAAGGTAAGTAACCTGCGGGCTCGTAGTCAGACCGCTAACAGAAGTTTCGCCCGTACCAAATCAGGTACGATAAAGTAAGCTAGAATTTAATCGCCGAGCAATCGGTGTCTTGTTTCTCCTTGACTTGCCGGGTAGTTTACTACCCGGCTGTTTTTGTTTTTCTACTACTCCTATTATGCAAACTATTGACAATAAAGCCCTGCTTTTCAACACAAGAAAGTCCCAACAAATAACCGCACTCATCCCCAAAAGCAAGGTCATCGCACAGCAAGGGGACATAGACCGCGTGCTGGTTAACTGGGGGTTTGACGAAGTGCAACTCTTGCGCAATCTAGGCATCAAGGATGTGCCTAGCCCCATACTAGGGCGCTACCTGTGGCCCGGTATGTTCACCCCGTTCAACCACCAACGAACGACTGCGGACTTCCTAACACTACACCCACGATGCTTCGTGTTTAACGAGGCCGGTACAGGCAAGACCGGTGCTGCTGCGTGGGCTGCTGACTACCTGATGACCCAAGGTAAGGTCAAGCGTGTGTTGGTGGTGTGCCCTGTGTCCATCATGGAGACTGCATGGCGTTCTGATCTATTCAAGACAGTCATGCACCGCACGGTTGCTATCGCCCAAGGCACACGGCTCCAACGTCAAGCAGTAATTGCCAAAGGCTACGAGTTTGTCATCATCAATTTCGATGGCGTCAAAGTAGTTAACAAGGAACTGATGGAGGGCGGTTTTGACCTCATCATCGTGGACGAAGCCAACGCAGTAAAGAGTGTCGTTACTGATCGCTGGAAAGCCCTCGCCGCACTGGTGCGACCCAATACCCGCCTGTGGCTCATGACCGGCACCCCTGCATCCCAATCACCCATAGACGCATACGGCCTAGCCAAGCTGGTTGCGCCTGACTCGGTGCCCCGATTCATGGGAGCGTTTAGGGATAAGGTAATGCTCAAGATTACCGAGCACAAGTGGGTACCGCGCCAAGATGCCCAGCAGATCGTTCATCAAATATTGCAGCCTGCAATACGGTTCACTAAAGCCGAGTGCCTAGACCTACCTGACTTGTTGTATTCGACCCGTGACATCCCGCTGACAGCGCAGCAATCTAAGTACTATGACGCACTAAAAAAACAGATGATGACTATCGCAGCGGGCTCAGAAATTACCGCAGTAAACGCAGCGGCTACGCTCAATAAGCTGCTCCAAGTGGCGCAAGGTGCGGTGTATACGGATGATGGGAGCGTGGTCGAGTTTGATGTCAGCAATCGACTGGCAGAACTGATGAGCGTGATTGAAAGCACCGACAACAAAATCTTGATATTTGTACCCTACCGGCACACGCTGGAGATGCTGCGCGAGGAGCTAATCAAAGCAAGCTATTCGGTGGAGAGCATACAGGGCGGCATGCCTGCATCCCAACGGGCCGAGGCCATCAAGCGGTTCCAAACCGAGGACAACCCCCGCATACTTTTACTCAGTCCGCAGGCTACGGCCCACGGGATAACCCTAACCCGCGCAGACCAAGTTGTGTGGTGGGGGCCTGTATCATCTACAGAGATTTACTTGCAAGCCAACTCCCGTGCCCACCGGGCGGGACAGACCAACAAGGTCACGGTGACCCACCTACAAGGTAGTCCCGTCGAGCGGCGCATGTACGCTATGTTGCAGAGCAACATAGATTTACACCAAGGTTTAGTTGATTTGTACAAACAAGTGCTTGACGACTAAGTTAGACAGTGTATAATTTCAATTGTGGGAAAAGCGGATGCTAGGCGCGTTGCTAATTGGGGATGGATTCCCGACTAGTTTCAAACTTAGTGCAGCGAGTACCCACACCATTTCTATTCAACGTAAGTCACAGGAGAAACACATGGCAAATGCCGACCAACTTGTCGCGGTCTATATAAAGATACGTGACGCCAAAGACCTAAAAACAAAACAGATGGAAGCAGAAATTGCAGGGCTTGATGAGCAACTAGGCATGATCGCTGACGAGCTACTGGAAATCTGCAAGACAACCGGCCAAGACGGAGGTAAGACTTCGCATGGCTCCTTCACACGGACTGTCAAGTCCCGATACTGGACTAGCGATTGGGACAGTATGTACAAGTTCATCCGTGAGCATGATATGCCTGAACTTCTTGAACGACGAATCCACCAAGGCAACTTTTCGGATTTCATCAAAGAGAACTCAGACCTCATGCCTGCTGGTGTAAATGTCGAGGCTAAATACTCGATAACCGTTCGTCGTGCTTCAAAATAAACTTAAGGATTTTTATGAGCAACTTAACTCTTTTCTCTTCCGGTGAAAGCCTCCCTGACTACCTGCGCGATGTCGCAGACTCCACAACCAAAGACATTGCCGGTAGCTCGGGCGGCAAGCAAATCTCTATCAAAGGAGGTGTGTGGCGTATGGTTGTTGGCGGTGAGGAAGTCGCCAAGAATGAAGATCGGTCTATGAACTTCGTTATCCTTGCAACTAGCAAGGGCGTGTCCCGTACATACTACGAGGGCAAGTATGAAGAAGGTAAGGATGCCAAGCCAACATGCTGGTCTGCCGAGGGCACGGTGCCAAATGCAGAGGTGCCTACACCCCAAAGCGCGGCTTGCGCTACATGCCCCCAGAATATTGAGGGCTCCGGTGATGGCAAGGCTCGTGCATGCCGTTACAGCAAACGACTGGCCGTTGCGCTGGAGAATGACATCGGTGGCAATATCTACCGTCTGTCGGTTCCAGCTAAGTCTTACTTCGGTAAGGCAGATGGGGACAAGATGCCGCTGCAAGCGTTTGGTAAATTCTTGGCAGGTCATGGCCTACCGATTACTGGACTGGTTACTGAGGCCCGGTTCGACACTAGCGAAGCTGTGCCGGTCATGAAGTTCCGTGCGGTGCGTCCGTTGACTCGGCCTGAGTGGGAGATTGCCAAGGCCCAAAGCACTACTGAGGATGCCAAGCAAGCAGTGGAATTCAAGATGGTGCCAAGCCGTGAATCCACTACCCAAGCTGCGCTGCCTGCGGCGTTTGCTGAAGCTCCCGCTAAGCCTATGGACGAGCCAACCAAGCGGTCTAAAGCTGCTGCGGCAACTCCTGCGCCTACACCAGCTAAGGATGTGACAGCTATCCTCAACGAATGGACGGTGGATGAGTAATGGCCTTTGCTGCTAGAGGGCACACCACCCACTTCATATATCGAGTAGAACGCGCTGTGGTTCACCCCGCAGTGCGGCAGTTGGCTACCACTTGCATTTCCAAAGACGTTCCCGTAGTGGAACTCGCGGCATTGTTTGGGGTATCCCGTGCGACTGTCTACAACTGGCTTATGGGGGCTACGGTGCCGCGCTCTAAACAGCTTGAAGCTATGCCAACGATTACAGCCCGCCTTAACAAGCGTAAGTAATCCCAATGGTGGGGCGGTGGGGAGACCTACCGCCCTTTTCTTTTCCAGTTACCCCGTGAGGCTATGTGACTGACTTTTTATCATCCATACTGCCAATTAAAGGCACGTATTGCACGGTAGGAATCCGCGCTGGAGTTGTCCGGCAGAATTTCCACAACACAATAACTGACGTAGACGTGGTTGGTGCCTCGCTATCAGCTATGGGCGTTGATGCTTACTTTGCATTGGCATCTTTCCAAGATGCGTCTAGTCGTAAAGCCGAGAATGCCAGCTACCTACGTTCATTTTTCCTTGACTTGGATTGCGGTACGGGTAAACCCTATGCCGATCAAGCCGCAGCGGCGCAAGCCCTTAAGATATTTCTCGTTGCCACTTTGCTACCGGAGCCCTACATTGTTAACTCGGGCGGTGGGCTGCATGTGTACTGGCCTTTGACCGAAGATGTGCCCGCAGAAGATTGGCGCGTCCACGCTAAGGCATTGAAGCAACTGTGTACACAACACAACCTACATGCCGACCCTGCGGTCACTGCGGACTGCGCCCGTATCCTACGCATACCTGACACCAACAACTTCAAGAATGGCACTGTACGTACGGTTCAGATTATGGTTGTGGGGCAGGCGACTGACTTGGACGTATTTACTGCACTGCTACCCGAACCGCCAGTAGACCTATCCGCAGCTAAGTTGTTTGGCATGGACGATGCCACTCGTGAGTTGGTAGGTGGGGAATACCCTAAGTGCGAGTTCAAGCGCATCGTTATTCAAAGCCTTACCGGCACCGGCTGTGCGCAGATTAAGTATGCAATAGACAACGCAGCTACCTTGGAGGAGCCGCTATGGCGGGGAGCCCTATCCATTGCAACGCGCTGTGAGGACGGAGCCACCGAGATACACGCGCTCTCCGATCAATACGCAGGCTACACCCCTGAGAACACCGAAGCCAAAGCTGCCGAGACCAAGGGCCCCTACACATGCGACTGGTATCGCAACAACTACCCTGACCGCTGCAAGGGCTGTACACAGAAGGTATCTACTCCCCTGCTGATTGGCAGGATTGTGGAGGAGTCTGAGGTAATAAACGATCAGTACATGATCGAGAAGCCCGAGGATGAATCATCCCCCGCAGTTGTACTAAGCATACCGGCGTACCCGTTCCCATACTTTCGTGGGGCTAACGGCGGGGTGTTTCGTAAGGTGCGTGACGCCGATGGTAACGAGGGGGAGATTGAAATTTATCGAGATGACCTGTACTTAACCGAAAGGTTCTTTGACTCCGATGAACACGGTAACGGCGATGGGGAAATGGTTGGTATCAACCTGCACATGAAGCGCGATGGGGTACGCAGATTCTTTGCCCCGGTAACTACTCTGTTCACCAAAGACAAACTGCGTGACCTACTAGTAAAAAATGGCGTAGTCGCTTACGGTAAACAATTGGACGTACTTATGGCTTACTTTGCATCAACGATTCGTAAATTGCAGTCGCAATTCTCAGCCAATAAGACCCGCAACCAAATGGGCTGGACATCTGACGGTACAGGGTTTGTGATTGGCGAACTGGAGTACACCGCGCAGGGCACCAAGCTGGCTCCCCCTGCCAGCGGTACTAGGCAGCTTGCCGCTGCGTTCAAACCAATGGGCGCGTTGGCCGAGTGGAAAAGCATTGTTAATTTTTATGACCGTCCCGGATTAGAGCCCCATGCACTGACTTTGTTTGCTGGGTTCGGCTCCCCCCTACTTAAGTTCATTGGCGGCAAGACCGTCAAGGGCGCGTTGATTCATCTGAAACATAACGGCTCAGGCTCAGGCAAGTCTACGGCGCAGATGGTAGCTAACTCAATATTCGGTAACCCTGATGAGTTGCTGATGAAGCAGGACGATACCTATGCGTCCAAGATGCACATGCTGGGGATGATGAATAGCCTTGTGTACACCATAGATGAGATTACAAACGAGAAGCCTGAGAACCTGTCCAGCTTGGCATACGGCGTTACCAATGGGCGGGGCAGGCACCGGATGGAATCACAAAGTAACACCCTAAGGGTGAACAATACTACGTGGCAGAACTTCACGGTTACATCGGGCAATGCTTCTATTGTTGACAAGCTCCAGCAGTTGAAAAGCACTGCCGATGGTGAGTTGAAACGTACCATTGAGATATCCGTACCGCGCTATACCGACGCTACTAAAGAAGAGATTGACTCGGTATTCAATAAGCTTAATACCAACTACGG